TTTTTTTTTTTTTTTTTTTTTTTGAAAAATTTTTAATTAAGAAAATGCCCACTCAAGGCTCATTCAAGTTAGAGAAATTTAACTCCAACTTTAAAAACCGTAGCATAATGCCACGTTAGTTTAGGACGCATCTTACGTCCAATTAGCAGCGGTGTAAAATTTTGGCGAACACAAAAACAGCACTAAATCATAATCATCAGCTGCTGCCACATAACTTTCGACCAAAACATTTGCTACTGCATTAGTTAAAATTTCAATCTGACCACCCATATGTTTAGAACCATCATCAAAACTTGGAACCTGAGGTAACAAGTTTCCTGTTGTTGTGGAACGAAACTTAAAAGGTGAGTAGAAAGGCACTTCGACCGGCAATACTGGAGCAATGTCCAAATCAGTGCCTTGGAAGCCTTCTACCAATGCAGAATTATCAGCAGCGTCAGGAAGAAGCAAACCACCAACAGAATTCACCATACTTACCACACTCATAACAGGGTATTCAGCAGTACCATCACCATAGACACTAGTCTGCCCACGGCGAAACCTAACCGAATCCCAAGCTGTTTCAGTATTACCGTCATTGGAAGAGATGTTAAATTTCCATCTAACACCACCTCTTTGACCATAAAAGGCATGGTAAATGTAATTCATGTTAGAGGTGTTAACCATCCACCCTTCAAATAGTGATGTGTCTGCTCCTCCATAAGTCATAGCACCAAAATCAACACCAAGGGCAATCCCACCAACGTATTGATAGAACTGACTTAGTGGATGTGGCGGATAGTTAAGATTGACTTTTTGGATTCCAGCAAAACCAGGATCATGTCGGAAAGTTGAATAGTGATTGTACCTTTTAATTAAGGCACGAAAAGACACTATCTTTTCTCCATAATAGATTGAAGGAATATCCATTGTAGCTCCCATATCCGGTGGAGAACCAATGTACGTAACAGCTACTATATTTTCAAACCCCGTATTTAAATCATATGGACAAACCTTGTCGCAGTAAAGATCAACCATTATGCCACCAGAGCATAATTTTGGTTTGATAGCGCCACTTTGACTTGTTGGCATAAGATTTACGAGTGAAGTTTTAGATGGACAGGCAACTTGAAAATCGGGACCTGCTCTTACAAAAACGCAAATATCTACATTTTGTGGGTCAGGACCACGAATTGGGTTTGCCACAGTCAATCTAAGAGATCCGTTCATACCACCAAAGTTATAGACCAAACCACCAGTTGTCATGAAAGTTTGACCTGGTGAATGCAAAACATCTTTGAACTGTTCTTTCTGGGCGTAAGGAACGTTAATGATACAAGCAGTATAACCATTTTCATTAGGTTGACAATCCATCAAAACGTTGAATTGTTGATTGGAAGGGAAAGCTGTATGATTAACACCTGTTGGGTCATAGGTAGCCAGTACACGCAACGTTTGATTACGAGCATGGACAGCAACGAAGAGATATTCTATGGAACCAGTCCATTTATCAAACGGCCAAGCAACAAGACCAATATTGGATAACTCGAAAGGATCCCCAGCTAAAATCGTCTCTTTTGTACTAACAGATGGAGTAACACCAATATCAAGCAATTTAGTACCACCAACATCACCAGGTTGTACAGTAGCATTCATTACATAATACCAACGTCGTCCAATACTATTAAAAGACATTTGATCCGCTGTTATAGGACTCACTGCCGCTCCATCGGAAGTGATACCTTGTTTTGGATCTAAAGCTAATGAGAGTGTCTCATCTTGTTGGTATACACTAGCCATATTACCAAAGGGTCTTCGCACATAAGTACTTGGAGCATCTGAAATTTTGGGTCGTGAATAACCAAAGAAAGCAGCTACATTCGTTGTGAAATTAAGTCCCTTTTCGGCAAGTTGTGCATAATCACCAATGATAGGGATATCAGTTAAATACCCCATTGCTGATGCAGCTGCGGAGGTCATGGAAGAAACAGGACCATTAGATTGTAATTCTGCAGACATTACAGAGTCGTACACTTGATTGAAAGCAGTTTTGCCATTCGATATTGATTCTCGGTTTTTCTTCTTCTTAATTTTACCGGATGCTGGTACTGGATAAATAAGCTCAACAGTATCTGGTTTAAGCCAGATATAAACTTGAATCTGCACAGAATCTGTACCACCATTGGACATACGAAGAGGAGTGTAAGATTGTAAAATCAATCTGTTACGAGGTGTGACTGTGTCTGTACCTGCCTGTGTTTCCTCGATATCTATATAGTTGACTGGTGAAACGAAAGGAATTTCGAATTCATTAATGAAATTCGAACTAAAATCGAAGCCAATTAACCTACCTGGTAGAGTTGAAGCACGATTGATATCATTGGGATTGCCTCGACCAAAGCCACCACTACGTGGCATCCAGGCAACCTTACCAATACCATAGTGAAACGGTGATCCATTTGTCATGATACGCACCATCATACTTCCTCTAACCAAGGCAAAATTCCGCACCTTTGCAGCTACCGCAGCATCGTTTAAGAAGAGAGGCCAGAGATCCACACGGTGAGCTAGAACTGCCCCGACATTCAGCGTTAACTCGAATACTCGCAAAGGCCGCGAAAGAAAATCTGCCAGACCCGTTTGTGGAGGTTGCGGGTACGGGTGCAGATTCATGGATAAAACCTCCTCTTCTTCTTCAAGAGCTTCCGTTTCAAGATGACCTTTCTCATCCTTGAACGTGGTTGTTGCTTCTTTATGATCAGTAACATCCAACGGAATATCCGTTTTAATGTCAGGAGAACCTGAACACAAAACCGGTCTAATCACTGGTGCATACCCATTATATAGAAGACAACTCAACTGTTCATCGTCTAAGTGATCAATATTGTAAACATTTCCGCTTGGCATAATACCATACTTAGCATAATCATGGGCCTCCTGAGAACTCATCAGTTCTAGTGTTTTGCCCACTTCCGGAGTACAGGCACCAATATCGATCACATACTGTACAAGCTTTGGCCACAAATACAAAAGTCTGTGACCAGGTTCAGCACATTGATAACGTGCTAACTCCAACCGTTGACTACGCATGCACTCAATGATATGTTCATTATCCGTTAGAGATGTTGCAGGGGAACGCCAGGCCAAAGAGCGAATAATTGATTCCTCTTTTAAGAGCCCAGTGTAGATTCCATCGATACTTACAAAATATCTACCAAGGAAAGTAGCGTCATCAATATTAACAAAGTCTGGGAAAACCACTGACTTATTAGCATCAGTATACTTAATACCAACCGACTCCATCACTTTTGAAAAGGTGTTTTGATTGAAGTCAGGTACCTTACTAGATACTAAACTGTCATCACCATACACTAAGATCTTAAGAGCTTCATTAAATGATGGCCAACTATCTTTACGTAGTACATTATAACCATACATAATGTTAAAAACATTGTTAAGGTTATTATCCCACGTAGTGCAGAAATTTCCTGAAGTGTTAAAACCAGAAGTTTTAATAATATCTCCCTTAATGGAAATAGTTGGATAAGCAAGATCGTGAGCGTGACAATCATAAACCTGTTTATCAAATAAAGGTTTTGTTGTTTTCGCTAACATTACTCTATACTTAACATCATTATTATCCAAGCTACGTTGAGCAGATTGCGTACCGTCAAAATCACTATAATCACCCGCTAAAAGATTTGGCGAGTGCATTACCAATGATTTGCCGAGTTTATCCCACTCAGTAGCATGGTTAGCTCCATATGCATGGTGCGCCTCGACTCCCCTCAACTTTTTGTAGGTAGAGAGTAATTTACCATACAATATACGTTGTACGATGATAAAAGGAGCTGTTGCAGCGGTAAACATTCGAACCTTACCTTTATAAATCTTTGATTTAGGTCTAACCTCATCCTTAAAAGTGCCTGTAAAAACAGGAGCATGAGTTCTACCGTCCTGATAATTTTCCAAGATCTCGCGCACTGCATCCTCCAATTCTTGAGTTGGCTCCCATTGACCATTAGTGAATTTAAACCATCTAGATTTGGCACCATAATGTGGAAACCCAAAAGAGGTGGACATATCCAGTGGAGGTAATTCACCCCAGCCATTAATCGCCTCTATAATGGTCAAAGGAGAGTAATCCCCCTCAGGAATAATCGAGAGAAAGTCTTCATAGAATTGCAGTCTTGTCTCATGATAAGCCTGAGGAGCATACTGTGGTCTAGGACCTAGAATTTTAAGGACACTATTTCTAATAGGTGATCGATCATTCTCATAAACTTTCTTATCACCTTGCATATGAAAAGGAGTAGTAAACGTAGGTGGTCCCCACTTATCAACATCAATTCCCTCTTCCCGCAGAAAGTCATAAGCCGCACTAGGTCTACATTTGGAAGAAAGTGAAGGATTATATTTTGGAAGTTTTCCAATTGGGAAATAATCTGCTGCAACGTAAGAGGATGTAGCATGCTCAAAATCGAAATGTTGAAGTTTTGGTCTTTTGACGAGACGATTTTTGAACTTTCCTGTTGCTGGACATGGTCTGCAGCTCCAGGAATATTTTGCCAATGCCTCGTCGATATCCGATCGACCGACTACCGTGTACATAGCATAATATTCTCCGTATTCATCACCAGCATTAAGTAAACCAGCAATGGCCTGACCAGAACCATTCATGTTGGGGGCAATGAGCAAAGAACCACAAGTTCCGCCTTTAGCCCCACGAGAATGGAATTTTCTAACAGGCACACGGAAACCGCAGGACATAGCCGTATCAGATCCCAACTCAACGAGACTTTCTTGAGAAACTGGCATTAACGGAACATCGGTTTCTTCAACGTTATCCCCCATCCAACGTCGTAGTGTACCCTTAATATGAGTAACATTTTGAGGGTCACCTTCAACCCAGTGGTCAATGACACCGGTGTTAGTAGGAATGTTGTCATTACGAAAGATACTCCAATCACGATCGTTATCCAAATGTATCATGTTTGGATAGGCGTGCACAGTCATCTTTGTTTTCTCACCCAAATTTGCAACTGTTCTCCACGGTATAATTGCGTAACCACCTTTTGCTTTCCGCCAAAAATGTTTAACAGTAATAAATGTATTACCCTGGAGACAAACTGCTGTCACTGTACTTTGCCAGTTAAAACCGGATCCGTCACAGCCTATCAAAACATAGGTGTTGTTAAGGATTTTCTGTTTAAGGGCACTATAAGAAGTGGTTTTCTGAACCTGAGTGTAAGGAACATTGACTCGCTGCCAAGTTTGTAACTCAGTGTCCATATCATCACTCTTTTGAGCAGAGAATTGCTTGTACAGTAACATAGCTAAAGTACCACTACAAGCTACAGCTGCTGCCAAAGGAGCCTTCTCTTTAAGTATCTCAATAGAGAACAGATCGGATTCAGACTCCTTACCTTCCTCTGTAATAACCTCAGCTTCAACAGGCCTAAATGGCTTATCAGCATCTAGATTGTGTTCAAGAGGGTCCTTACAAAATTGTTGAGGTAATTTGCACTCAAGACAGTACTTCTTAGAGTGACTGTTTGAAAGTACACGTGTTTGTTGAGTATGGTGTTTGGTGAACCTTTCAGTTAAAACATCCAATATTTCAATAATATTGAATGTATCCTTACCATCAATATGAATACGTTGATAACTACCATATCTTTCCGTTTCCGGAACGACATTATCCATATCACCACCAGTAATATTTGCCACCCAAAGGTGGAAATAAAAAGCGTCTTCTTCATTTCCTTGAACTCTGTTGGAGTCAAGTTCTCCGTTTGACAACTGATAACTTTTCTTAACACAGACTTCAACAGCTAAAAATCTACGTTGGATAGCTTCAAGTGTGTTAAACACTCCTTGACCAATACATGGATTGTTAGCTGTGGCGATGATTAATTCAGACAACACTGGTACTGCTGCTTTAGCACCAACTTCTGCCTGGACTGACATCATAGGTTGATTTTGGAACAAATCCAAAACATAAGGTAACTTCTCATCAAGTTTAACCTTAGGATTAAGTGCTCCCAAATCGTCCAGCTTTATTGCCCATTGAGCTGTTCGGAAACCTGACATGTACTTGTCTAATGAAGGAAATGTGTACATGTAATCAGGGTCAGTAGGCAAACCAAAAAGGTTACCATAATGAAACATAATTTCATTAGCTAACCATGATTTCCCGGTACTGGGTAAACCCCAAAGCAATACGCCAAAAGGAAAACGTCGCATTTGCGATGATAAATGATATCGATCTACCTCAGCCTTGAATTCTACCAACTGAGAAATCATGCGAGATATAGAGGTTTGTGAACCAGATTTTTGGTCCAGTACTGAAATGTTCTTACCAAACTCGAGTAATTCTTCAACTTTAACCAACGCTCTTATAGAAAAGTCAGTTGGTACATTAGTTGAAGAAACTCGCATTGCGAATGGCATAAATTCTAACTGTAACTGTTGACATTCATTATACCACTGCTGAATTGAATCACCTTGTTTACCAAGTAAGAGGTAAGCACCTTTTTCTTTGATAAAACCTAGCACATCAGTAATGGCGTCGATTATATTATTATAATTGCGAGATTGTCGTGACCAGTTTGATAACACTTTTAAAGCACTGGATGGGTCCTTGGCGAGCAAAGGAACCGCAACCAAAAGGCCAACAAGTTTACCAAATATCCCATCTGCATCACAAAGACGACTTTTAAGAAAACCCATCGTTTTCCCAACCACAAATTGTTTTATGGCTGAAGTGGAGAAATCGAGGATCTTCACAAAATTTATAACAGCTCCTGATCGCACTACCAAAGATGCAGAATTCATTAAAGTGTGAACACAGATAAACAAACTTTCAAACAATGATATAATTCTTTGTTGAACTGGTGTTAAATCTAATCCAAAGTTTAATGCTACAACAGTAGGCGAAGCTGTTACTATTGTCTCACCCTTATTCAAACGATTGTATGCTTTATTTAGGAGATAAGTACCACTGGCAAATGATAAACCATTTGCTAATGTTATAACAGAAGTTCCAAAATAAAACAGACTCGCTAAAGGGGTGTAAAATAAGAGACCTCCTAAAATCATAATGTGGTCTAATCGCGTCTTACCCCGAAAGAGGTAATCTGTGAGCACTACAAGAGGCCCGTACGCAATGTTTTGAAGCACATTAAAAAGAGTAAGTTGTGGTATGGTTACTGAAAGAGACATACGCACATGAAAAAGGAAGGAAAAGTAAAGGTCTGCGAACCATTGAAATTTATTGATCAAAAAATCAAAATTGTCCGCTAGGGTCTCAAAAATACTAGTTTCTGAATCTTCAGTCGTTTCTATATACACCTCATTATCATGAAAAACGACTTCTGGATGATTCCTAGACAAGTATTCGGTGAATTCATCATGAACTTCAGGTTCTAAGTGAAGAACGTCATCTTCTCCATCTTCAGATGTTAAAACACCCGAACAAAGAGTCGGAGCAAGATGACCAATGTGAACCAATTCATCGCTATGTGTTGATGTATAAACACCAAACATAGATTCGAATTGATCTCTCATTCTTTCTAATTCATGATCATAGAATTCTTCATCGGAAAAAATGGACTCTAT